TATACATAAATTAGATTATGATATTTATGGAGATGAAGTTGAATTGGGAAAAGATGGTAAGGTTAATTCTTTAGCTGAATTAGCATATAAGTTATTAATTGGTAAAGTAAAACTTGGTGGAGCTGAGCAAGATGTGCTTGATATTATTGTTAATAATGGTTCCAAAACCATTATTGGTGATGAAGTTGGAGAAAAATATCCATTTCTAATGGATAAAATGTTGTATTATCATCCTGAAGAAGGTAATACGCATATACAATTTGCTGTAAGAAATTCTAATGGTAGACACATAAAAGTAGAATTTGATCCTAGCAGAGCTTCAGAATCTCAGCATAAATTAGCTATAAGAAAAATAGCTAAAGATCTGCATTGGAATACAGATAAGTATGCTTTATTGGAACCTATACCAAATAGTATTGTTAGACTAGCTACTTCTTATTTTAAACAGTATCCGAATGCTAAACAATTTAAGATAGCAGGTTTAGAGCAATTAGCTTTTACTAGAGAAGACTTAGGAATAGGTACTGATAAAGGACCAGTGTCTTTACTTACTTGGTTAATTAACACTGGTAAAATTGAAACAGATTTAGGTGATACTATATACAGAGCTCCTTTCATATATACAGACGGAGTAGCTGTACCACAAGTTACTGAAACAGAATTAGCTAGTGCAAGCAAACAATAGCCAGTATAGAAATCAGCATAGAAAAAGGTAGAGGAAACTAACAATAAACAAGTAAAATTAGATAATAAACCTATTTCTACTACAGGTATAGAATATGTTTCTACTGATGAGAATTGGTCTGAAGAATAGATTAAAGATTGGATGAAAGCTAATTCTCCTCAATATAAATATAAAACTGGTAAATGGCAAGTAATTCGTAGAAATGGTAAATTGCAAGCTGCTCAGAGATTAGCTAAAAGGGGTTTAACTTCACAAGTAAAAGGTGAAGGTAAATTAAATGTGGATGAAGCTAGGTAGTGGTTGCAAGACAAACTGGGCATTGACAAATCAGATATTGTTACTTCAGAAGCAGTATTTAGAATGGCTAATGCTCCACAAGTATATGGTGCTTTAAAAGTATGTATAGATAGACTCAGTGGTGATGCAGCAGCTAGAATATTCTTATCAGAACAATCTGGGCAAGGAGTAGAATTCCACGAAGGTTTCCATTATGTAAGTTAGTTATTAATAAATGATAAGCTTAGAGAACAAGTATATCAAGATTATGTAAAACAATATCCATATTTAAAAGATGCTTCTAAACAAGAAGTAGAAGAAGCTCTTGCTGAAGAATTCAGACAATATATGCTAAATGAAACCAAACCATCTATAGCATATAGAATTAAGAAATTATTTAATGCAATACTTAAAGTATTAGGTATTACTAGGAATGGAGATTTAGTAAGAACTTTATTTAATAAAATACGCAAAGGAGAATTTTCAAAATATAAACCATCTAAGTCCACATTAGAAGATTTTGAAAAAAGATTTGGCGGTACATTGTACTATTACGTTCCAGGAGTAGAGGATAAAGAATTAAAGAAAATGGCTTCTATAGCAGATGCTACTACTTTCTATGCAGTAGTAGACTCTTTAAATGCTACAGTAATGGATACATTTAATATTAGTAGTATTGAAGATTTACAAAGTTTACCTAAGAAGATTAATGATATATTCGATGATATTCTAACTACTAACTTAGAGTTAGGAATGTATGATGAATCTCAAGAACAACTTATCAAAGATGTAATCAATAATAAAGAAGTATTCAAGAAGCAAATAGATGATTATTTAAGAAACTTTAGTATTATCAAAAAGAATACTGAAGAATCAGAAGAACAAGAAAGAGAAGAAAGAGAACTTGGGGATAATCCTGATAATACTTGGGATAAAGAAAGTTATACTATAAGTAAAAAAGCTAACGTAGCTTTCAAAGCAAAGCTATTCTTTTACTCTATACCTAAAACTAAGTATGAGTTTGATCCAGAAACTGGTAATAAGTACTTAGTGGAAGAAGAAGATGATCTGTTGATGACTACTAGATCTGAGGATTTCAACGTTGTGTGGAATAAAATATTAGAGAATCTGTGGAACGTTGAAAGTTATTTAGACTTAGTAGATAAGTGTTATAATCTTGGTAAAGTAGATCCATTCTTTATGACTGTATATAATAAGTTAACTTCAAAAGATGATCCTATTGATGAAGTAACTTAGACTCAAATATTAAATACAGTTAAAAGTGCAAAAAATAGTTTAACTGCAATAATTGTAGAAAGAAAGTAGATACCTTTTGCACAGAGAGGATCTGATGAACAAATAGAATATGCTACACAAGAGTATTCTAATAAATTAAAATGGAGAATTCAGAATTCTGATGTATATAGAAAGATAAGCAGATTACCAAAGAAATGGTCGCAATAGTTCTTCTTGTCAGATTTAATTGATGTTAATGAAGATGGTACTAGAACTATAAATCAAGATAAGTTTCACTCTGCTGTGTGGAAACATAAAATATTAATAGATAATATATTAAAAAAGAAAGATAAAACTTTGGATGATTATGTTAAAGTTAGATCTAGCTTTATAGATATGTGTAATAATCTATCTATTAATATGGACGATTTAGCATTAGACTATTTACTTACTAATGGAACTGGTTAGCCTAACATGCAATCATTTGAGAATTTCTGGAGATCTGCAAATGCTAGTACTTCTTTAACTAAAAGTATATTAAATAATATTAACATAGCTGCAATTAGAGGTACAAGTAGTATAAAATCCAGAAGTGGAGAAACTGCTAGAACATTTGATAGAATATTTACTAGTAGAAAACCAGATGCTTAGATAAATCTAATGGCTATAGCTTGGGGTAGAACACACCCATCTCCAGAAGAATTTAGTGTAACTGGAGCGGATGGTAATCTAGTATATCCTATTACAGAGAATAATTATATGTCAGACCAAATAAGATGGTTGAAATATAATTTAAATGGTAAGAGAGAATTATTAGGTAAAAATCCTTACTCTGCAAATTCTTTGTTGTTACAGTCTATAAATAGTAATGCTGATTTAATTAAATTAAATACTTATCTAAACTTAGAAGAGAATCTGCAAAACACTAATCGTGATTACTTTGGTATATCTCCCATAGAGGATTACTTATCTAAAATGACATTTGGATTTAATAATCACTTATTTTGTCCTACTATGTCTGATAAAAAGACATGGCACACTATAAGTGGTATTCAAATGGTCAAGGATTTCTTACCATCTACAGCTATCACTGATTACGAATACAATGAAAATGGAGATATAACTAGAGTTATATTTTAGGATCAAAAGAGAAGATTCTCAGATAGAACTTTAAATATATTCAAAGGATATTTAAGAGATGAATATAATGCTATATAGAAGTATTTTGCTACTAAACAAAGTGTTATAGACAATCCCAATCTATCAGTTGGTAATTACTATGGTAGTAAAAAGGGGAAGTTCTCTGATGGTAATGGTGGAAGATTTAGATATTTTAATAAGATAACTATTAATGGTGATACTTATAATCTGAATGAAATTTTAGCTAAAGCTGAATATTCTAATGATTCACAGTCTATACAAGATATTCTGAGTGTAATTAAATAGGCATTAGATAATGATACAGTAATCAAAGAAGCTATCAATGATTTGTTAGTAGATTATGTAAATAACGAAATATCAAAAGCTATAGAACTAGGTGTGATAGGTGAAGACTTAAGTAATAAATATATACCTATAAACTTTGTAGAAGAATTTGAAAAGATAAGTTCTAAAACTGATAGCAGAGATAAGGGAACAGATGTGATATATTCTATTATAGCTTCACATGCTATTAATAGTGCCATTTCTACTATAGAAATAGAGAAGTGTTTTACTGGAGATCCTGCATTATATAAATGGCAAAAAGAACTTATGATATATAAGCCTAATGATGATTCATTTGTACCTGTTATATCAGATGAAAGAACATTAGAAGCTTGGATAGATAAACATGACCCAGATGGAGATAAATCAAGTTATTCTGCTTATTATATGATAACTGGTAGAGATGTAGATAAAATTAAACGTCTATCTTCAGTATTGTCTACTGGAACAAACTTGAGAACTAAATGGGGAGATACTAAGGATTAGGAAGATAGAAGTGATTCTAAATTCCAAGTATTATAGTTATCAGATAATGAAATAGGATCTACAGTATATGATACATTATATAGTATGTTTAGAAAATCCTTAATAAAGGATATGTTCCAAAAAGAGTTTGGTGTTACTGATTAGCAAGCATTAAATGCCGTTAAGGACGATCATGCTATAGAAAGTACATTAGGTAGATTACGTAAAAAGAATCCAGATGCTATTAAGTTTATTGAACAACAAGCTAAAAATAGCGCTAAACCATATGCTGACGGAGAAATTAATCAAGCAGATGCTGCTGTTTACATCAGACCAGAATTCTATAAGAGATTGATGAAGTCTTTAGGAGAATGGAGTCCTGAAATCGAAGAAGCCTATAACATTATGGAGTCTGATGATAACTGGTTGAGTGATACTGAGAAGTATCAAAAAGCAATTAAAGCTATTACACAACCTCTTAAAATGGTTTACTTTGGTGATCACTTTGATTAGACTCTTGGTATGAATGTAAATACGTTCGATAAGATGGCTTTGTTCCCGCTATTTAAGACTTTTGCTAAAGCTGATAATAAATATTTATACGATCGTATGAATGATGCTAGTAAAGGTTATATAGATATGGTAGCATTTGAATCAGCTATTAAAGTTGGTGGTAGAAAGAAGTTATCCTTCTATAAAGATGGTAAAGTAAACTTGTCTGAATTAACATCTAATAGTGATATAGACGGCATTTCTGGTAAAGGATTGGCAACATATACTTAGGATTTAACTCAAATCAGATTACAGTTAAATACTGATCCACACGAACACCTTGAAAGATCATTTGGTACACAAGCTATTAAAATTGGTTTTGCTAACGTAGTAGATACTCGTACTTATGGAGAAAATAAAGGATTAGCTGTAAAAGGTTCTGAAATTAAGAAGAATATTATGGATGCTATTAATTCACTCTCCAGAATAGGTTAGAATAAAATAAGAAAAGAGTTCTTTACTAATGGCAAAGTAGATAATCGCAAAATAGTAAATTATCTTTAGAGATAGGCTACAAATTCAGGTATGTCTGCTGAAATAATTGCCAATTTAACAGTTGATGAAAATGGAAATATTATAGTACCAATTGAAGCTCAAAGTATTAGAGATTGGATTCAAACTAAGATAACTTCTTTTGTCAATAAAGCAGTAGTAGATGTAAATACTCCTGGTGGTTCTGCTATTCAGATGTCTTCATTTGCATATGAAGCTGTTGGTAGAAGTGTAAAAACTGATGCAGAATTAGGTTCAGCTTTTAATCAAGGAAAGAAATTAAAATTCTTAGCTAAAGAAGGTCATATGCAAGTAATACTTAGCGAAAACTTCTTTAGAGATATATTACCAGAAGAACTTAAAAACGCAAGTTTTTATAATAAACGTAAATGGTTGATTGACAATGGTATAATAGGTAGCAGAATAGTAGACGGTGTAGAAGTAGAATCTAAACCTTATGGTATAGGATATCGTATTCCCACATAGGGTTTGTCTTCAATGTTCTCGTTCCAAGTAGCTGATATTATGCCAACTACTATTGGTGATACAATTATAGTTCCTGAAGAATTTACAGCTATGACTGGTTCTGACTTCGACGTTGATAAACTTTATCTAGCTACATATACATATAAAGATGGTAAAAGAGTAAGTTCAGACGAAAAATCGGAACAAGGTTATGTTAATAAGTTGCTAGATAATTACTCATTAGTACTGACTGACTTTACTAATATTGCTGAAACTAGAGCTTCTATTGATACATTAACAAAGATTCTTCAAAAGCAGATTCTTCCAATAGTTCAACCAAAAAATACTGTAGAAGTAAATCCTATGTATGAATTAGCTCCTTCTTTCTAGCTTTCTAGAAAGACAGAGTATACTGGTGGTAAAGCTGGTATTGCTCCATTTGCACTTAACTCTACTAATCATGCGTTAACTCAATTTACTCACCTATGTATCAATTATTCTAATGCTAATAGATATAACTTAGGTCAGTTAGATTAGGTATATGGAGAAGATGATCAACGTATTATGGACTGGTTATCAGCATTGATTAACGCCCACGTGGACGTTGCGAAAGACCCATATATTATGGCTTTGAACGTAAACTCTATTACTTATAATATGACTTCTCTACTCATTAGAGGTGGTAAAGGTGAGAATACTTTCTACTTCTTAGCCCAACCTGCATTGCGTAGGTTTACTAAAGAAATGTTAGAAAGTAAAGGTATAATAGGTGCAGAAAAAGGAATAACTGAAAGAGATAAACTTAAATCTATAGCTAAAGAATATATGACTTCTTTGAGAGAAGCGATTGTATCATTAGATGATAGTGATTCTAATAAAGCAAAGTATGCATAGTATTATAATAGTTTAGCTAGTGAATATTCACTTCCATCTATAGAAGGATATGATGCTGTTGAGGTCAATTATAATGATGTGTTTGATAAGAAAGTAGCATCTGAAGCGTTAAAAAAACCAAAAGAAGTCAATGGATTATATCAGCAAGTCATATCTATTAGAGCTTATCAAGATTTGTCTTCAGATACAGAAGTTTTATCAAATTTAGTTCAATTATCATAGATTGATACTAAGAAATTTGGTAATACCTTACCGTTACAGTTAAATTTCAAACGTAGATTAAATAGATATATAGATAATTATCAAAGTAGGTTCTATATAAATGGAGCTGATAACATAGAAAAACCTATAAACTATTACTTATCTTCTACATTCCTTAAGTAGAAACTAGATGCTGGTATAAATACTCCTAGAATATTATTAAGCGGACAAGTTATAGAAGCTACAAAAGGATATAAGACAATATTTAATGCTGCATGTGACTTCTTTTTAGGTAATTCTTCAGATAAAAACACTGTAGCTGAATTATCAAAAATATTAACTACCTCACTAAGAACTAAAGCTGTAGTGAATGCAGTTGAGGACTTTAATATTAGCGATAAGAAATTCCTTAATATGTTAAGAGGACCTAAAAGTATAGCTAAAAGGTTAACTTAGATTAAAAATGATTTAAGAAAACGTAATGATTTACCAGCAATTGCGTTCAATGGTCATATTAAGAATGAGTTACTTAACTATCTACAAGAATATGCATCTGATGGTACTAACTAGAAATACGATAGAATAGTAACAGCAGATAATGCTTTAACTAATACTGCTACTTATGAAAATAGATTATTGTCAGCATATCAAGATCTACTAGACTGTGAAGATGAAGGTATAAGAAAATTTGCTAATAGATTAGGTGTGTATGCTTACTTAACTAGTTTCGATAATAGAAGTACTGATTCATTCTTCGATGTAATAACTACTGCTTGGAAGAAACAAAAAGGTTATTCAGATGCAATTAAAGCTGCTATAGAAATACTTAATAATGATAAATTAGTAGGTATGGACTATTTTGGTTTTAATTCTGAAAACATGCAGAATAATAACTTTACAGAGTTATTTACAGAAATAGCTAGAAATGCTTATAGAAACGATAAGATAGTTAAGCCGTATCAATTAAGTAATTACGATAATAAATATGGCACATTGGTTCAAATAAAGCCTGATTCTAAACCAATGCCAGCAGTATTTAGTAGTTGGAGAGCTAATCAACCATTTATTAAGATTCAACTTAATCCTAATGACATCAATAGTTATATATTGTATCAGAAAGTAGCAACAGTATATCAAACTGATGAAAATGGTGATCCAGTAAAAAATACAAAACAATCTGTATATAAAATTATACCTGCACTTGGTACAAAAGATGATAGAAAAGTGTACTATGAATATCAAAAACAATCTGGGGAACAATCTGCGTTTGAAGAAAATGCTTTGCCTAAAGAAGCTATTTGGAACAATGGACAAATAGAACAATTAGTCTAGAAATTTTTTGAACCTATGACAAATAAAAATCATACCACTTTAGTGTATGAATCTTCAGATGCTATAGTAATTAATACTGTAGAAAAACAAGAAACAGTTAGTTTGGAAGAGCCGGAAGTTACAACAGTAGGTTCAGATTTAGAAGCATCTAATGAAATACATAATACAGAAGATACTTAGTCTTCTACTACTTATGGAGAAGTAGACGAACAAATTTCTACAATAACGGTAGGACAAGATGATTCTGTTACGTTATCAGATATGCAAGTAGATATGGAAGATGGAACTTAGACTATAATAAGTGACGATGTATTGAATTTTACAGAAATAACTGATGATGTGTTTGGAGAAAGTCCATACTTTGATTCTATATTAAATGCTGGTATTACTCAGTATGAATAGGTACAAGATATAATTACAGATATGAATACTGGGACTGATACTGTTCAAGATATGAAATTTAACGATGAAGCTTATAAAAACTGTAAAGGTAAATAATTATGATTATATGTCCAAATTTTAGTGATAAGAATGTCCTAAAAGAATTTAATGAATTAAAAGAATTGGTAGGCGAAATTGGCGCCTACCATATCTGGAATGAAAATAACGGTAATCCTATTGATTAGACAAAAGATGGTAAACCGTCTAAGCTATTTTCAGACTTACTGTAGTATTACAATGGTGATAGAGCTGCTGCTATAAAAGGAAAAGCTAAAACCTTTACAGAAACGTTTAAAATGTGGTTTGGAGACTGGTTGCATGATCCTAATAATTCCTCTAAAATAGTAGATGAAAACGGGGAACCGAAAGTGGTATATCACTATACAAATAATCCAGAATTAAGTGAGTTTTCAGCTAATTTTGATAATTATTTTTCTAAATTTAAAGGCGGAACTAAAAATGCATTTTTCTTTACTGAAAAACAATCAGATGGGCTGCTAGGTCGAACGATTGGTATACCAGTATTTTTAAATGTGAGAAATTTAGAGAAACACAGCGGTACAAAATAGCAATTAAGAGACAGTGGTGAAGGATTTGTACCAATAGTAAACAGGGTATCAGAATAGGATAACAGCGGGGTGGTGTTTACAAATTTTGATGATAACTAGAAAGTAAATCAAACTGTATATGTTGCTACTAGACCAAATTAGATAAAATCTATTGATAATTCTGGTTCTTTTTCTACTTCTGATAACAGAATAAAAGGGTCAGAGCTAGATGAATCCTTATAGTATTACTTAGCTAATAGTCTAGATGAAAGATATCAGCAAGATGTACAAGAATATATAGAAGCATATAGATAGTATTTTGATAAATATGATTATGCTACTAAAGAAAATCTTGAGAAAGAATTGGAAAAAGTAATACAGAAAATACACGATGGTCTTAAAGCTAGATTATATACTCTGAATAAAAAAGATACTAATGTTACAGATGAATTTAAAGCAGCTTTAACATTACAAATATCTGAATTAGAAAATAGAACAGTAGATAGAATTTAGAATATAACCAACTTTATATATAGTACTAAATATGATATATTATCTACTATAAGACAAATCAGAGATGTAGTAAATGGAGTGTAGGATAAAATGACACTAAAGTAGTTGTTAGATCTAAAACAAGATTTCTTTAATTTCTATTGTCCAATGTTAGATGAATGTGTTAATACTTTATCTGCTACAGAGGAATATAAATATATAGTTGGAGAAAATCTATATAGAAATTTATTAAAGGAAGCAAAAAGAATGCAGACTATTCTAAATGTAGGAGCTAACAATGTTAATAATATGATTACTAAGTAGTCTGCTGAAGAAATTAGAAGAATCGGTATATCTGTTAATAGTCCAACTATAGAAAATTATATATAGGAACATCAAGAAACAATAGGTAAAGATATATTAGCTATTACTGCTTGGGTAGGAGCTGGAGATAAAATTAATGACGAAGCTATTAGAGCTTTATTTCATATAACTCAAAATGCAGAATTTGAAGTTAATAGAGCCACTTACGAAAAGTATAATAAACTAACAGAACTATTAAAAAAAGCTGGTACTTTTAATCAAAAAAAATTAGTAGAGCTTGATGAAAATGGGTTACCTACTGGATATCTAGTCAGAAAAAGAAACTATGGTAGATTTAATAATGACTATAAACAATTCTTAAAGTAGCTCAGAAGTGATTTAGGCATGTTAGATGTAGATGATTTACGTTCTGTAAATCCAACTATACGTACAGAGTACAATAAAAGAAAAAACAAATGGTTATCAGAACATTGTGAAAGAAAATATACTCCTGAATACTATGAACTATTTAACAATCTATCACCTTTAGCTGCTGATGCTAGAGAATTAGTACAAATAAAAATACACAAATTGCTAGATACGGTAAAAGATGTTAACGGATTCTATGATACAAGTAAGTTATCAGAAGAAAACCAAAGTAAACTAAAGGATTTATATCTAGAAAAAAAATAGTTAGCTAGTATATATGGTATAGATGGAAAATTAAAGCAAGGTGAAGAATATGAAATAGCTGTAGAACTAGCCGCATTAAATGATAAATTGTCTAAAGGTATGGTTTTAAAATCAAATAAAGCATTATTTGATAAAATCAAGGCTGAAAAAAAAGCAAATTTATCTGAAGCTCAGTATCAAAGATGGTTATAGTATAATTCTAGAGATGAGTATACTTAGGAATTTTACGATGATCTTTCTAAAGTAGAAAGATCTGAAATAAATAATGAATCAGATAAAAATCTATATGAATAGTTGCAAGAAAGAAAAAGAGCCATACTTAAACAATTTAGAGATGATAAGACACACGAAATTGAAAAGTTAATACCAGGAGTTGCTCAGGCTGAATTAGATAAAATAGATGTAGATTTATATAAGATAAGAAAAAGAAATGGTAAAAAGAAAACTACTGGATTAAAATTCAATGATATAGCTAAAGTAACACCTTCTAAATTATTTTATAAACTTAGAGCAGATGCTATTGCTAATGGAACTTTAGCAGAATTTGAAATGACACATTGTAATAGAGATAGTCAAGGTAATATATATCCTAAATCTTATCTTACAACAGTTGTTCCAGTGAAAGAAAAATATATACTTAAAGAACAACCATCTATTTACTTTTCAGAGGTAGATTAGAATTCTCCATTTGTTAATAAGAACTATAAACCAGAAGTTGAAGATCAAGGGGAGTACTATTTACCTAAATTAGAACTATATGATAATTCAGAAGCATTTAATAAAGTATCTTCAAATGAAGATTTACATGAATTATACAAAGAATGTGTGAATACTATTAAAGAATCAAATAGCAAACTTACTAATCTTACTAATTTAAGTTCATATAGATTGCCACAAATATCAGGTTCTATGTGGAGATATGTTAGAGCTAGAGGTTTTGAAGGTTTTAAAGAATATTGGAAAGATAAAGTATCTACTAGAAATGATGATACTGGTTTAAACGATGAAGCAGTAGATACTGGCACAGATAAATTATATTTTGTTCCACAGAATTATGTTAAAAGTCTGGATGATCCTTCTACTATTACAGCTAATACTGTTGGATCTATAGTAGAGTATTTTAAAATGGCTGAAAACTTTAGAATAAAAAGTGAACTCAAACCTAAAACAGAAGCTATCTTACAATTTATAGGTAATAGAGATGTTAAAAGTAAGTACAGAGGAAGGAGTAAAAAAGGGCAGGAATCTAATATATATAAGTTTGCTAAAAGTTTCGTAGAGATGAATATATATGACATTAAAACTAAATCTGCTATATGGGATATCAAAGAAAGAGATTATTCTATACTAGGATTTAAAGGTCATATAAAACCTAGAAAAGTTAATTTTACTAAATTAATGCTAGGTTTAAAAGCATTAGGAACTACTGTAAATCTAGGTTTAAACATTATATGTGCTACTACCGGCTTTTTTACGGCAGTTTATAATGATATAATTAATTCGCTTTCTGGTAGGTATTATAGTTTTGGAGATAGTATTAATGGTGCTAAAGCTTTGATTGTAGACTTATTTAAAAATAATTTCAGTTTACTTAGTGATTATCACAATAGTACATAGATGAAACTAATGGAATATTTTCAAGTAGGTGCTGAAATAAAAACAGATAGACTTAATCTATCTACTTTTCAAAAACAAATAGCTAGAAACTGGGCTTTTGGAGTATACTCTTTAAGTGATTATGTTGTAAAAGGTCATATTCTAAATTCTGTTATGTACAACTATAGATACGTAAATGGAGAGTTTCTTAGTAGCGAAGAATTTAAACGTAAATATAGTAACGACGAAGTAATGTTAAATCAATGGAACACATTTAGATCCTCTAGAGATTTAGTAGAGTATAAAAATGGAAATATCGTAACCAAAGACCCTGCTTATCAAAAAGCCTGGGATGCTAAAAAAGAAACCATTGGTAACACTGCTAGAAATTTAGCTCAATCTGCTGATGGTTAGCTTACTCCACTATAGAAAACTATGTTAAGTAGTAATATTATAGGAAGTTTAGTAATGATGCATAGACAGTTTATGCCTATTATACTTCAAGAAAGATGGGTATAGAATAGACAATGGGATTATAGTTCTCAAAGATATAAAGAGGCTTTGTTTAGAGTTCCTTTTAGTATTATTTCTGCAATAAGAAGAGATACTAGGAATATTAGTTTATGGTAGAAGTATATGTAGAATTCTACATACGATTAGCGTAGAGTAATAAGACAATTATCTTTAGAACTAATAGGTGTACATATATTGCATTTCTTCTTAATGCCAATAGCAAAGGCTTGGGCGGATGATGATAAAGATAATATATTAAAACAATTATTAGCTTTTGCTTTAGTAAGAACAGATTTTGAAACTATGATGTCTTCTACCCCTTGGGCAATCCAAGACGCTATCTCAACTATCAAAACTCCATTCCCCATTTATAGTTATTATGATAACTTTTCTGGATTAATTTCTACTGTACCAGCATGGGTACATAATCTGATTAATAATGAAGATGAAAAAATAGATAGAGGTGCTTATAAAGGTTTTTCTCCTACTTTTAAATTTGGAATGAAAATAACTCCGTTTAAAAATATATGGGAATTATAGGATATACCTTCTAAAAGAAGATATTACGAAACTCAAATTGCAAATAGAGATTCTGATTAATGAAAAAGGCTGGATTATTTCCAGCCTTTTATTTTTAACAAGTACAAGTATAATCAGAGCAAAAGTCATTTGACTTAAGCAAATCATCAAATTGATCTAAGTAGTCTTTCCAAATAACAACTAAATCTTTTACATCTAAATAACTATCAGTAAATCTACCTTTTTTACAGAATTCTAATTCTTGTATTTTATCTTTACTAACTTTAAATGAAAAGACAATATAAGATTGTTTATTTATAGTATAAGGAAACCAGTTATAATACGTTTTATTACAACTGATTTCCTCTATTTTTTTAGATAGTTCATAATGACTACTAAACTTATAAACTAAATATAATTTTCCTTCAGAATTGTCTCCTTTTAAATTTGTATACATATTTACAAATGCTGGACAATCAAAGTAAGATATCTTTGCTTCTATAAAATCACTTAAAAATATTAAGCATTTATTATAGTTTTTCAACACCATCACCTTCGTAGTATTCTACTGAGTGATCCCATTGATCTGTACTGATATGATATGAAATTTTCTGTAAAGAATTGTTAATTAAATCAACTTTCTCACTGAGTATTTTATCATTTTTCATGTTAAACACTCTAATTTGATTTTCAGAATCTTTACCTATAGCAATAATATATGCTTCAAAATCATATTCTTCAGAATTAAGATTTAATATCTCTTGCATATACCATTGAATTGCTAATCCATAATAAGCAATTTGTCTGTAATAATCATATTCTTCTACAGAATGTGCAAAATCATAGACATTTACAGTTGTTTTTAAGTCAATTAGAATTATCTTCTTATTAACATGATCAAAACATACTCTATCTAGTAAAGATTTACATTTAATATTATTGATTCTATTAACTTGCCAGTTAATATGAAATTCATTATGAGTTTCAAAAGTAGATGGTAAATTAAAAAGCAATTCATTTGCTTTCTTGTGATTCTGAATATTTTCCTTAATCTTCTTAAGCATTTGTAAATCAGCAAAGCTAATTATCTTCTTATTTTCATCTACTTTACTTAAATATTCTAAGTAATCTTGATAAATCATAATAAGACCTTCAGCTTCTTCAATACATTTCTCATCAGATTTCTTATTACTATAAGCTTTTTTATAAGCAGATAGTTTAAGCTTATCTTGAGATTCTAATGGATTTACTTGCATAAGTCTATGATACTCATCTAATAAATCCTTTTGCTGTTTTACTTTAGGTGTTGCAAAATCAAGAATAATATAATCTTTCCAGAATTCATCTGGTTGAAGTAAATATTCATGAATCATAGTTCCTTTTTCAAGAAAAGAAAAGTTCATTCCCTCTTCTTTTCCATCAAGCATATCACGAAAATACCTAGGACCTCTTTTAATAAACCATCCTATTGCAGAATTACTTACTCTGCTATTATCTTCGTAATAAGGAATACTAATATCCATCTTATTCTTTAACATACTCTATAATTACTTTTTCTTCTATAGCTTGTATTTCTATAGTATTATCAATAACATTATTGAACATTGCTTCAATTGCAATACGTTCATTATCTGTAACAATTCCTTCTACTTTCATACTTAATCCTCCATGTCACTAATTACAGCTGACTCAGGAACTTCTGCTGAAGTATCCCAAACTAATTCATCTTCTTTATCTTGTTGTAGTTCAACTTCTTTAAATGTCTTAAGCCAATCTGCTACATTATTATTGTATGCTTGACTAATAAGTTTATCCAAGAATGCTTGTTCTACCTGTTTCTTTTCTTTTTCTGTCATAATATCTAATACTACAAATTCATAATTCTTTTTAAAACTATAACAATTATTCAATCTAGAACAATTGTATCTTCCAGAATTTATATCACTAGATCCATCATGCCAATGCCCATATAAATGATATTTACTCTTTCCAAAGGAGAAAACATCTAGAGCTTCATTACAAAATGGATTATCGTGTGTTAGTAGTATATCACACTGTGGTATATCTTCATAAGTATCAAATCTACTAAATGCCCATCTGTCCTCTTGAAATTCAATTGGTTTAATCCAGGGAGATCCATAGAATTTAATACTTTCGTATATATACATTTCATCTATAAGAAATACTAATTTACCTCTAGATAAAACTTGCATATAATCTTTAAAAGAACTCCATTCATTTAATTTATACTTATATTCTAAGTAAAAATCATGATTACCTGGTATGACAATTACTTTCTTACAAGGTAATTTATCTACCCATTTTATGAATTTTGTTTCCCACCAATGTTTAGATGCTTCAATATTTCTTTGAGCATTTAATGTTACTATATCACCACATATACATAGTACATCACACTCAGGTATATTCTCAATGAGATTACCATGTATATCACTTATACCGCATATTTTCATGTTTATATAAATTAAAAGGCTAGAATATATCTAGCCTTATTTGTTCTCACGCTGCATAACAACATTCATAATCGTCATATCCATCATTACATTCATCACAGTCATCACATTCATCATCGTATTCTACAGTATCACTAACTTTAGTTGGTATGTTTTCAGTAGAGATATTCATAATGTTTATGATTTCTTGAAGGCTAATGTCTTCATCTTCTAGCATTTTGACTTCACTCATGAAAGAAGCAATGTTATCCATAGAAAGCAGTTTAATATTTTCTTTACAGAATTTTACCACTTCTTCTTTGTTCTTAATACCAAAATCATCAGCTAACATCGGTAAGAATGCAGCATTTTCATCAGGAGAATATCGACGTAAATAACGAATACGTGAACAGCGATCTTGCATATACTGACTAACTTGGCTTAAGTCATTGCAAGTCATAATTACTAGTTTCTGTGCAGTCTTTTCAACTCCATCTAAGAAATCTAGCATATACTCAGTTTTGAAGTTCTTTTCAACTTCATCAAACAAAACACATACTGGAGTAGTAAAGGACTTAAAAAACTTAATAAGTTTACCTTCTGGATAATCAGGATTAACTACAATAATAGGTAAACCTGATTCCTTAGCTAATATTTTTGCCATTACAGTCTTCAATTTTGTTATCGTTAGGCTTTTTATCCTAACTTCTATAACTTCTAATTTGTTATAGTTCAGCGTACATTTTCATCTTTCTAAAAATAGTTAAGATGGAGAACACTCTTGGGAATATTATATTTATTCAACTCCTACGCGTTACGCAGCTATAGATCCTTGCGAAATATCTATAGTTTGCTCGGTATTAGCATCACAGCCTTCACCGATTTTGCTCTCTAATAATTCATATAATTTCTTATATGAACGGCAATATTGTTTATATAATTCGTATTTTCTTTCTAAATATATAGTACTATTTTGATACAAAAAATTACATATTGTAAAACCAGACCCTCCCATGAAAGTAAGTTCTGGAACAGAACGAGTAATTGTAATTTTATGATTATTTAATGGTAAATAATTTTGATATTTATTCAAAAATTCTACAGTACCACAAATTTTTATAGCAATTATAGTATGTTCTTTATTACAATGTGTAATACATCCGTCTCCATCAAAATATCCACGTAAAAAATCTTTTATTAAGTTTTTATTACTAAATATATTTTCATCTGGAAACTTAAGTATATTAGATTTTTGTGGAACACATCCATATTGTTTTAATGTATCACAAAAATGTTTGCTATTAAAAGAGCATCTATAAGCATTAAACACTTTATTGTTTAATTTTACTTTTTTAAGCTTAATATTTCTACTATGATTTATAAAATTATTAAACTTCTCGAGATGTTCTTTATCTTTTTCAGCTAAAGACATTTCAAAACAATTATCTCTTTTACTTACATTTCCATCTGCAAATAAAAAACCTAACCAATAAGCTTTCTCTTCTGTATCTATTGTATCAAATATATGTTCATTAATTTTTATCAAATTTTGACGATTCACTACTTCATATCCAGCTTTTTTAATTGCTCTAGAAATAGCCATTGCGTCTTTTTTATATTTTTTTGCTAAAAATTGAACACTACATTTAGTATCTATATATTCTTTTACTATATCTCCCATATCTATTAGTTTAATTTTCTAATAGAACGGGAAAAGATATAATAAGTTATAAAAATTGTTAACGAATTACACTATTACCTGTACCTTTAGTACCAGCTAGCATTACACCAGTAGTATTTGTATTTGCTTTATTAAAATAGGTTATAATACGCTTCTTAAATATATCATCTGTTTTAGTAGAATAGACTTTCTTTGGTAGATTTAATTCACCGTTCTCCTTAAATATAGGTGAATCTTCCCATCTATTCCAACTCAGATCATATACTTTACCAGGTATCAAATCATAATCGGCACCTTTAGGTTTTGCAATTATCTGTTCTCCTATTTTAATAAATTCGTTCTTTTCCATAATCTGAAAATTTAAGATTTTAATTTGTTGATTAATTCATCAACTTGTTTTTTATTCTTTACCAAATAAAATTTAGTATCGGGTTCATTCAAGCTTAAATAATACTTGAATAGTTTTTCTCTGTTTGCCCAAGAATCTGTAGCAAATCCTTTGCATTCTATAACAAAACTATTTCCTACAAAGTCTGGTAAATAAGTAATAGCTCTAACTGTAGAGTTATTATATACAAACTTAGGAAGTAAAATATATCTATGCTGCTCGTATTCAGCTGATATACCTGCTTCCTTTAGTTTCTAATATGTATAAGCTTCTAACTTAGATCGAAATACTATTCCGTCTATTTCTTGTTTAGTAGCATTACGCACTTTCTTGTTTAAGACTTGTTTTAGCATAATTAATATAATGTTGCATACTATCACTAGTTACTTTAAACGTTTCAATTCTTTCAGAGAAATTACCATTTTCATCTGTAAATCCTACTGAATATAAGAAAGAATAATCTTTATTATATTTGAAAGCTTTAAACATTTCTTTAATTGAATTTCCTATAAACTTACGTTTTTTATTCCATTCAATAAATTCTCCATGCAACAATACACTTACTAATTTGATTGGAATCAATAATAACTTTCCAAGTATTAGAGCTAAATCAAAAGGTAATGCTATTACTTTACCTATAGTTTTTAATAGTTTCATTTAACCAATTTTTTATTTCTTCAAAGTTATTTGCTTTAACAGCATCAGATATATCTTTAGCTTTGAATTTTTTGTTAATAAACATTGCTTCTAAGCCTGTTTCTCGGCTTAATTTGCGACTTCTTTTTACTCCAGCTACATCTCTATCAAAAAGTATTATAATACGCTTAAAACGCGTCTTAAGTTGCTCTAATACGTCTTTAGGTAGAAATGTACTCTCTGAAGATGGAGAAACTGCCGGATAACCCATCTCATGCAAACACATAACATCTTTCATGGACTTTGTGATAAATAGTATATCACCTTTTTGAGGCAACTGCTCATAGCCTTGGATATCATAGTCTGTAAGATTGTTTCTCCACTTAGTATATTTATCTGCTAGTGGTCTATATATCTTAAAGTTATTATAGACCTTATATGCATACATTGGATTTTCTCGTTTATAAGTACCCTTTACTATCCCATTACATAAATAATATTTAATACTATTTACATTGAATTTCTTTAGAGTATTTATAGAAATATTGAACTGTTTCCAGTAATTGATATCTATATCAGTAAATTCCTGACGTACTACACCAATTACTGTTTCAGTTGGCGGTATATATTGCTTAGAGCTAACGAGTTTGGTGTTATTAGTAATGTTTAACTTATCTACTATATCAGATAGTATATCATTATATTCTGTTTTACCAGTAAATAATGATACAAATTTAATTACATTACCACATTCACCTGTTCCATGATCTTTAAAAAGTAGTTGTTTAGTACGTTTACTATAGTAAATACCAAAGGATGGATTTTTATCCTTCCTAAATGGACTATTATATATCATACCTACTTTAAATTGACCTATATATTTTGCATATATATCATATTCTGTTACTTTAGAAAGTATCCAATCTAAAGTAATATTATCTGGGAGTTTTGCTCGCTTTCTACTATACATATGCAATTTGTTTTAGTTTGTTAGCCTGTGTAGAATCGAACTACAATATTTCCTATCAGGCTATAAAAATAGTGGTAGTCTTAAAATAGTAGACTACCACTTGTTATTAGTTAATTATAACTTTCTTAAAATGGCAAATCGTTATTAGATTCGCTTAAAGCCTGTGTATTAGTAGTAGATGAAGTTGCACTAAACGGATTATCGTTTTTTACTTCTTTATCAGCTACAACAGGCTTTGTAAATTGGTCAATATTTAGCATAGCAATAGACGATGATTGACCTTCTGGCAATTCCATAGGTTCAATAAAAGTATATTTAGCATAATTAGGCAAAGTAGTATATCCTTTATCGTTATATACTATTTTTGCTCTAAGTTTTTTACTCTTATCTACTTTGTTCAGCATATCAGTAATCCACTGAGCAAACTGTTCAAAACTTTCACCATTAAAGTCAAGTTCTTCGTCTTTATAGTAACAGTTAAGTATCTGCAACATACGAGAATACTGCTTATCCATTTTTGTTTGGAGTTGTTCTTCTGTAGTTACAAATCCACCAAGTGTAGGTTTCCACTCTGTATGGGTTAATGTTGCTCCATCTTTCTCAAAAACAATTTCTAAGAATTGATTACCATTCGGAGAAACTTCTGTTTTTACACTTTTCAATACTACATTTTCAATAATACCAGCGGGAATATACTTAATATCACTTTTGCTAATACTTGCTGCACGTTCTTTACTATATGTCATAATTTCAATATTTTTAAGTTTTTAAATCAGGCTGCGCACTCGTCTAAATAAATCTTATCCCAGTGAACATTAATATTATTATTTTCATCGCTTTCTGCGATAACTATCTTCTTACCTCGTAAGTGAGGAGCTCTAGCTTCTCTTACTGAATTATCCCCACCTTCAAAAGATATAATAGTTTCATTCTTTTTGCGATAGACATAACCAACAGCATCTGCTTCACCACATACTATATCACCCAGTTTTCCTACTAAATCTAGTGCCATTTCTGATAATTCTTCTCCTTCTTTATTAATCATCTTTTCTTTAGTATGACCAATAAGAATAAAATTATCACATAGATTACGAAACATATCTATTACTTTTCTAACTGCCATGCGAAGATACATATATCCACTACCATTTGGTAATGTACGTATATCATCTCCATTATAGGATTTACCCATTGGAGTTTGACGATATAATACCTTAGCATAACCTAGACACATTTCTTCTAATCTAGTAGCATTATCTATAGCAATATATTTGTAAGGTTTGTTACCAGTTTTAGCTGCTTCTTCACCAATTGCTCTAGATATATTACCTAAGTCTTCAATAGTACGAGCTTGAATAGAGAGAGCTTCTAGAAACTCTGAACCTCCCTCTAAGTCTACAATAAGACAGTTATCAAGCTTTGATAATAAAGTAGTTTTACCTGATTTAGGTCGACCAAACAAGATTAAGAATCTTGGATTGTTAACCTTTGGTTTGTTTTTCTCTTTTGGTAGTATTAACATATTAAAATAGGTTAATGCTTTACCTGTGAGATTCTGAAATTATCTGACAAAAACTGAAATTTTACACAATGTAAAGTTATTCGTTATTCATTGTTGAGAATATTGTTAACAGTAGTACTGTTACTAATATTAATAATAACATTTACTATATTATTTTTATCTGCTTTACGATAGTTATTCAAAAACAGACTAGGATTATCAATAGGAATGATTGTATAACCAATTTGAATAAACTTCTGGTAAATACGTACAGGTTGACCCATGTAAGTAAAATCGTAACCACGATCTTCTTCATAGTCTTCCATGATCTTAGCATATTCTGCTAATCGTTTTAATGCTAAATCAAATTCTGAAATAGCATCATATTGACGCAACTTAAATGCTCGATTTGCGAACGGACATGTAAGTGAATTATCATATGAACATGTCGGTCGATAATATTTTTTATTGAATGCAGAGAAATGTGCATTTCGATTGCATCCAAAACATAGCAAGTCTTCAGGACCTGCATATGATATACTGTATTCCGGATCTTCCGGAGTGTGAATTCCATACCATTTAGCAAACGGTAAGCGGTTTTTAACTTCATTTAATATACGATTTTTCAAAGAACCCTGAGGGTCAATATTTTGTTTCGGAAGTTTAATTGTAAAACCTTTCATAATCAGCCTTTTTTAATTTGTTTAAATACTACTTTTTGTTCTTCAGCACTTGCAGTATTTGTTTCAATTAGATTGCCATATTGAAGTTCGTTTTCAAATTCTAATATACATGGTTCACCATCTCTTACTTTTAAGAAATGCATATAAACCTTATTTTTTACAGGTAGACGACGTACTCCATATATAGCTAGATTAAGTATCTCTGGTCTATGAACAGCAATAACAAAATCACTAGCTTGAAATATTGCATCAGATGCTGATAAATCACTTCTCATTGGGAAGTGAGTACTTGGATTATTAATTCTATCAGGACTTTCAATATTACGATTCATCTGTGAAAGCTGTATTATACTAGTGTTAGAAAGTTTTTTCTTCTGTATAAACATTTTCTGTAAATCGACTATTGTACTTCTTTCTCCACCTTCTCCATTTACTAGAAGAACGTGGTCTAATACTACTATTAGCCAACGACCGTTAGCTACAGTATTATGAAAGTAATCTATAGTATTACCTATTTCTTCTACATTACATACTTTATCAACAAAGTATATATTGTATTTCTTAATGGTTTCAGCTGCCGATTCAGCTTTTAATAAGTCTTCATCGCTAAGTGTTTCTACTGAACTATATAATTCAGATACAGTTTTCTTAGTTTTATTACTTATTACACGACCAACGTTTCTGTAGTCTACCATCTCTAAACTAAAGTATAATACTACGATATCCTGATCAGGATTAAGATCAATTAAATCCATTACTAACATATTTGCAACTGAGCTCTTACCACTACCTGATATACCAGCTATAGTAAATATCATATTTGGTTCAATTCCGCCAGTAGCTTTATTGAATTTATCCCATCTAGTTTTTAATGATACTATACTATGATTTTTTCTAGCTTTAATGTAGTTTATGGATTTATTTGCTACCTGAGATATTGACTCAAAAGGTAGTATTTTAACGGCATTCTGTTCCGTATTCTCCATAATTTACAGGTGTTTCAGATTCATAACTCATTTGCTCTTCAATAACCTCCCACTCATGTTGAGTGAGCCATTTCCACATCGTCTTCATATAACCTATCTTACCAGTTATCATTTTGTTTTCAATTTCATATTGAAGACATTGAAGAAGGTGTTCATGCATTGCTCTAGATTTACCTACGATACGATTATATTCTTTACGACACTTATTTATATTAGATCGTAAAAAACCTTTAGTACCATCTGGTCTTAAAACATACACTGGAAATACTTCATAGAACTCATCAAACCATGTCCTATCTTGTTTTGTACTTGACAATAGTTTTTCTGTAGGACTATAAATTTTATTATCTCCTGAAGTAGTAAAGGAGATAAGGTCATTGTCGATTAACTCTTGTATGTCGTTTTCACTTATTCGGCTGAGAAACTTGTGAACGTCTTGATTATTACTTTGATTATCATTCAACACAAGAGTTAAAAATACTAACTGATTAATTGATATTTCTCCAAAAATATCTAATAATGTTGTATCTAATTCTAGTATCATAATATAGTACTTTATGAACTAACTTTTGATACAATCTGGAAATATTTGTTAAAACAACGTTAGTTGTCTTGGTTTTAATTCTTCAATGATCTTTAACGCTTCCTTTAAATAGTAGCGATAATTGATCTTTCTTTCTTCTATAGGTTTATTATCAAATTTGTTTAGTATAGTAACACCAGATGCAGTAAGTAGATTAGTATAGTCTACTCTAGTACCTTTAGTTATAATCTTTGAACTATAAGGTAATATCTGTTCTACATTAGAATTATAGTAAAACTGATTTGGATCTGTAGTTATTATACTTTCTCCTGTTTTGAGACATACAAGATATTGCGGTATCTCAACATCTCTGTTTACTATTTTACATTTATATAAATAAGGACCATTAGTAGATGCATAGAATCTATTGATTCTTTGTACTAGTTCTCCATTATATTCTACAGAGAATTTTTTATCTACTTTCTGGTAAGTAAGGAACTTCTTAATATCTTTACAATTGTAGATAGTATCTTTTACAGGAATACCATCAACAAAATAATCTCTAATAGCTTCTGGAATAATCTTTGCAGACATTCCCTTACCAAGTAATACCTTAGTAATGAACATACCTTTTTCTTTAATATAATCATCTTTAATCATATCTAAAGAAGTATAAGGCTTTTTCTTTTTATTTAGAGCTTTTTCTGGTTCAGTTTCAAACAATTTCTTCATTGCTTGATAACCTTCTTTTACAGCTATATAATCATTAATAGCATACTGATACATAGCTTCAAAACGATCTTCCTCTAGGGTTAATCTCGTTTGTTGTTCCCATTCCTTACATATACTTTGTAATTTTTCATACAGATTCTTCTTAAGAAGAACAAATAAACCATCTGTATTTGCCTGTACTATTCTACAGCCAATATCAGATAATCTTTCTGCTAACATAAGTAATAGTAATTGTCCATTTATTCTAATCTGCATTACTGCGAAAGGACTATAACAGAAATTATGTTCATTCTGTAGATTACCACTAAGACCGTTTAATGCTAATTTAAGCGTTTTATCTTTAGTCTTAATACCATTATGTTTTGCTTCTATTCGTTCATCTTTAACTTGATTATAAACTTCTAGAAATTCAGGACCCAAATGCTTTGGGTAGAATTTATACTCTATTATCATACTAGGATACAGAGATGCACTTTATGCTGACTATATCTTAATTTGGCATTTCGTCCATACATAACCATACATGCTAGGTTTTTCACCTGAACATACAGCATATATATTATGTACTTTGTAATTAGGATTTTCTTTTATAATATCTTTAACTCTATTCCATTCCTTTATGAACACACCTTCTTTAGTATATTGCTTAATAGTATATTTGGTTAAAGCTTTAGATACTTTATCTGCCATTATACTTTTAGTATTTGGATTTTCTTTCCAAAATTTAGAAGATTTTTCTCCTATTTTCTTACGTTCTTCTAAGTTTTTAAATCTATTTTTCTGAGCTTCAGAATATCTATTTTTAGTTTCTTGTAAGAGTATCATTCCTAATATTGAATGATCTCTTCTAAGATTATATCCTTTTTCTCTATTAATAGTATCTAAACTTGTTATATAATGGTACTCTTTATCTTTTAAGTTTTCTGTAGTATATTCTAATACTTTATAATCAAAAGCATCGGAACCATATTTATTCCAATCTTCTATAAAGTATTTATTATCTTGTTTAAATTTGTTATTTTTTAAATAAGATTTATGTGCATTTATCCTAGAATAAATATCTTTACTACATCCTATATACTGCTTTCCGTTTACAGTACAGATTATACTGTAAATACCTGATTTTTTCCAATCTATACGTCTTCCTTTCATAATGTTCTTTTTTATTTTTAAACGTATATATGGATAATAGGTTGCCAAATTCCTCACGTTTCGTACAAAATGTACTACGTCTTCACAGACTAGTCGATGAACACATATCCAAAGTGGATACTTCGCTGCGGATTACACCTTTACTATGATTTTACAATCCGATAAGCGTTATCTTATCTGCTACACAATCTATTACTAGTTGCTGCTGTTATAGTAAAGTTTAAATGCTTTCCCGCAATTAGTGAGGTTACGACGCTGCATCACTTACGTCGATATCTATTAACATTTCATCTTCCTTAGGAATAATTATCTCAGGTTTGTTTTCAGAGTGAATACCACCAACTCCTACAGAATACTTTAATCCTCTGAATACGAATTTATTTTCATATCCTTTTCTACCTGGTGATACTATCTGCTTTTTCATATCAGATAGTACATTACGAAGTATAGGATCTTTATATTCTATATAAGGCAATATTACTTTGTTTAGGTCTATAACATCTGCTGGGCTTCTCAAGTCTTTAATATCCCACCATGATAGACCAGTCTTTTCAAGATATTTCTGCGTTAGAATTTTCATTCCAATGTTTACTCCATCTTTACTTAATACTCTTACTTTATATTCATCTTCGATAGCTATTCTTAATTCTATATCTTCAGAACACAGATTTAATAATTTTTCAGTAGAATTAACGTCATTCACATTATACTCAATCATCTCTTCTATTCTATCTTCTTCTAGAAACTTATTAAAGTCTCCATTAAATTCTAGAACATTAGGATATTGCATAGTTACTTGCATTTCCTTCAATCCAACACGCAATTTCTGTGAATATAACATAGTAAGTATATCAAATGAATCATACCATACTTGATATTTCCATTTTTTCCATGCTTCTATGTTGTCATCTGCTTGAGATGTAGTTATAGTTCTACTTAAGTTAAAAATACTATCACATATCCTTAGATATGGTTTATTTTTAAGTATATTATAATAATCTATTATATAATTAATAATAGGATTATCATAATGTAAATTATTATATCCTGCAAAGATTTTATTTGAATCAATTTGAGTTTCAGTAGTATAGAGATCTCCAAATTTTAATGGTATATTAACATTTGGTACACGAAAAAAATCAACTAATTCTGATAATTGATTTTTTCTGCTTGATATCTCAAACTTATGAAACTTTCCTGATTCAGTATTCTTTGCTGTGCAATGAAATACATTTGGGAAAACTTCAATATCATAGACATATACTGTTTTTCCTCTTATCTTCATAGCGTATAAATTTAGTGGAGTGTATGGGAATCGAACCCATGATGCCGATTGATTGCAGCACTATAAATAGTGTATTAGAGTCTCTCTAATATTCCTCCCTGTACCCTGCGCTTGCCTGCTAGCTGAACACCCCTTGAGGCAGGATTCTTTATAGACTATCCTGCTAAAAGTCTGTCGCTCTACGCTGCTTGCTTTATCTCTGGCAAATGTTTAGCAAAGCATTTCTTTTCTAAAGTTGCTCTATCTACTATCGTAATAGATTCATAGTTACTATATTTATCGGATAACTTTGTATTCAATTTAGTAACTACTTCAGTAAGTTGTTCAATAGGTAGATTAGAGTAGCTTGTCTTAAACTCTTTATCGTTTGTAGTAGCTATAACTACTTTATACGGTCTTTGTTCTAAATATTGTAGCTTCTTAGACATCTTGAACTCTGCAAGTTGTTTAGCTACTTTCTTAATTTTCTCTTCGTGAGCTGCTTTATAAGCTTGTTGTTTAGCAATACTTTCTGCTTTATTGCTACCATATAGATTCTGTACCAATTCTTTATGGTAACCAGAATAAGGACGTTCTTCTAATAACTGTTTTTTATCCTTTTTATCAGATACCTGTATAGGTTTCTTAGGAATACTAGCTATGCCTTTTTTAGTTTCATGATACTCCTTTCGTGCATTAGTAGCTTCAGGAGTCCATTTATAAGTATATACTTCTCTACTTACTATTTTATCATGACGACGAGTAGTTACAAATTCCTTTGTCATAGGTTTAATATTTTCTGACAAAGATATTCCTTTACTACACATAGCTTTATAATCTGAGGATTTAGTTAATCCGTAACGTTTCTGTAAGTTTTGCTGGTATTTAGCATTTTTCTTATTTCTAGTATCTTGATTCATAACAATTGATTTTAATGATTAAAAACTAAAGGAAGCTAAATAGGTTAATATTTTAAGATTTCCCGTACGTACTCTCCCTATCGCTTCCTTATTATATTTTAAGCTGCTAAGCACATTGGAGCAGCAGAATCATCAAATTCTGTTTCTTCATTGAACTTAGTAAGTTTCTCTTTTAATTTCAGAATCTCTAAATCGAGTTCTTTTATTCGTGCTTTAACCCAGTTTGAAGTTAAAACTTCAGTCTTATTCAGAGCTTTTTTACCTTTCTTAGACTTAAGAACAGGATTCAAAGTTCGTATACGACTTAGATGTACTTTCATTTCTTGCAATTCACACAATTTAAATACATCTAATTGATTACAATCAGCCGGTAAATCACTAAATTTCTTTATACCCATATTGATGCATAGTATCTTTAATTTAACAATTACTCGATCATCTGTAAGACCTTTGATTGTATTATAAAGTTCTTTCAAATCATAAGTACGTTGATAATTACGATTTACTACATTCTCAATAGAAATGATATTCCAATACTTAGTAATATCTGCTGATAGTTTATCACGCTGTTCAATAAATTTATTTGCTTTCATATATACTTGATTTTAATAATTTGACAATTAGTTAATTACATAGTATATTAGAAAGTCTACCTGTGTAGTTAATAGACTGATCAAAGTCTAATAACTTAAAATATCAGCTATCTTCACAGACCGCTGATATAAATAACAATAAAATTAAGAAATAAGACAGACAAGATCAAAGAGTTAGCGCCTCTGTCACATCTCGATACGGCATCCGATTCTTCTTCTCTCGGCTTTCCAACACTTAGTTACCTTAGTAACATTATCAGAGGCAAGTAAGTAAGAGTATATACGAACCCAACCAAATGTATACACTCTTACTGATTTTATGTTGATTTTCAATTATTTTCTACTTAATACGAACCCAACCAAATGTATATATTCGACTATAAATCTCCTTCAACATGTAAACTGACGGGTATTCTTTCATACCCAAAATCTATGCAAGCATTTGCTACCCCAACCATTTTGCGTCGCTTGCTGTTATTACCCATATTTTTATCAAAGCCTGGGTCGTCTTTTGTAATATCGTAGGTCAATTTCAATGGACTGTTTTCATCAAGTAATGTACAATAATACAATAATAACTCAATTACTTTTTCTTTTTCATCTTTCTTAAGTACTTTATCAATTGCTTCTGTCAGAAACCCAACCAAACCTGACTTATCGCAATGGTTACTTTCTACACCTGTGATGATAAAAGCTATTCTTTGTACTAAACTAAAAAAGTCTATTACGTAATAGGAATTAAACCACTTATTTACCCAACCATATTTGTGGCGTCCTATTAATACTGTTCCATCATATCCAACTTTAATTGTTTTGCTCCCATCCATTAGCAAATTATTTTGAATACGAGGATCAGACATAATTAGCTGTAACATCTGCAAGTGATATGAATCTATTGGCTTTTTATTTGTTGCCATAGCTTTATGTACTTAAGATTAATTACTCGTCAATGCTCTTGTAGTAAGCAGTAGTGTCGTCCTTAGTAATCTTATTGATTTGTTCCAGAGAAGCTCCCTGATTTGCCAATTCATCAATAAAATTGTTAAGATCAGTCAAATTACTCTGATTCAACTGAGTGACAACTTCTGTTACCATCTTAACATTCCAGAACGGAGACCGTTCTCCAGTTGCTTCAAACTTCAAGATAGCATCTTGAACATCTTTCGGACCAGCTTTCAATACGATATCTACATCTGCCCGTAAATCAAACTGCAACTTTTCGTCATTATTAAACATAATAACAATCTTACCATTTGCAGTCCGCACGATATCTACGTTGAACAAATCAACAGTTTCAATCATATACTTCTTCATCGGATTTGCAAGTACAAGACCCGGCATATCACCAGCTAGTTTCTTCTTGTAATTCAAATCCAAATAATCACTTACGGGGATTGCCAACCGCCGACCAACTAAAGCCCGGCTAAATGCAATTACTTTAGTACGTAACTGTGTGATTTCTTGCTGAGTAAAACCTTCTGGATTTTTGAACACGCTTTCATATTTTGTTGTTTCCATAATTTCTCCTTTCTTGATTCCGTGGTTGATTCCACCTACGGAGTAAGTTAATACTAAGTTTATTTAAAAGTAAGCTATAGAGTTCTTTTATCTAAGTGGAATAGCGTCTAATATCTATTCGTTTGTTAAAAACTTAAAAACCACTTCTTGTATTCAAACAGTAAAACTCTATAACGAAATTCTGCTAAGATTTGATAAGTAATCTGAAAACTATAAGATAAGTCTTTATATTATTAATATTACTACTAGAACGTGATGTTATTACTTCACTCGGCATTCCCCGTAGGACTTTACTCATGAGACAGATGAGTCAGCCGTTCTTCATAAAATTATTAATACTAAACTATGAAAATATATGTAATTCGATATCTGAAAATCGAATGCTATGCTAGTTAATACCTAAAGAGGTACAACGGGACT